TCGTAGCTTCACGGGATCACCCTCTAGATACCGAGCAAACATTTCCTTTGGAGCCATGTCAATCTTTTGATCTCCAAGATAGAGTTTGGAAACTTCATTGAGTTTGTAACTGTCAAGTTTATAACCCTTTTTCACTTCATGGAAGAGATCAAAAATAAACCGACCACTCATAGGAAGAAGCTTCAATACATTATCACCCAACGCACTTGAACTCAACTTCTTGATGGAGATCTCACATGTTTGTGATTTCAATTTACCCATCTTGAAAAATTCAGGGTTACAACCAGTAATAAACGCCCTTGTGTAAATATAGTTAAGATCAAATCCAAAAATATTCCAACCAGTAATGATATCTACATCTTTCTTGTGTATATACTTCTGAAATGCCTCAAGCATCTCCCTTTCAGTATCAAAACTAATGATAGTAGAACCTTCTAGGTTTGTATCAGTTTTCTTGTAGCAAAGACATGTTTTATCGTAGGGTTCATCGTTACCAAACTTACACAAAGAAATAGCAATTTGGAAACACGCGTCACCTCTTACATCCGGATCCGGAAATTTACCAGTAGAACTGTTACACTCAATGTCAACTGATGCCACAACAAATGGAGCAATATCATCACGTGCGACAGGCTTTAGGGTTTTCCAGTCATTACAGAAAAGATCAATATCCACCTTGGCCAAATGTGTACGAACACAATTATCACCGGAGTTTAACCAACCAGTTGACTGAATACCTGTTCTATGCATCAAACGAAGTACAGGGTCAATGTTAGATTCAAAAACTTTGAATCTTTCTGTGCCATATGAGAATTGAATAGGATTCTTCAACATATAATCAACACGACGACGACTCGCTAGATTCTTAAAGTCCAATTTCATATAGGAAAATTCCTTATTATTTTGAAAACCCCAAACATCCTTAGACCTCATGATAGAATATGAAACTAGGCAGTTAGGACTCTTTTTATCCAGAACTCTGTAGATTTCCTGAACCTTTTGTTGGGTGACATGTTCAGGAAGCTTGACGAAGAAGTATGGTGTAAACGCAGTTGTCACACAAATAGATTTACCATTTTCAGTCTTACCAAAAATGCTCACTAAATGCTCGTCATCTGTGTCGACTGTTTCCCATGTGAGTGCTTGAAATTCAACACCCATCCCGATATGTATACATTGAGCCAAAATTTTAATATCGTTTACTAATAAATGTCAGCTGCTTTAATTGACCTCGTGTCGGTGGGTGCCCAGGATGTCTATATTACTGGTCAACCCGAGGTGTCGTTTTTTAGACAAAATTACAAGAGGTATACCAACTTCGCGATCAAACCAGAAAGGCTCGATTACATCGGTACCTTCGGAAGTGGTAATGAGGTTACCATTCCCATCAAGACCAAGGGTGATCTCTTGAGTTATGTGTGGATTGAGGCTGAAAACATCGGTGGCGTCGGTGCCGCTGATACCGGTTTCTTCGACAAGGATGATTCCACTACCACTGAATTCCAGCTTTGGATTGGTGGCCAAAAGGTTTCCCAGATTGATGCCCTCTACATCCAGGGTGTCCATAACCTTTTGTACAAGGATACTCAAGCCAAGGCTTCTTGCGCTCTCACCCTTGATGAGTGCCCCCAGAATGCCCTCGGTTCTTCCACTTCCGCGAACCACTACGTTCTTCCCTTCTTCTTCTCGGACGACTGGACCAAATCCCTTCCTTTGGTTGGTCTCCAATATCACGATGTTGAGATCAGGGTGAAGTGCAGGAATGGCACATTTGCTCCCAGCAACGTAAAGGTATTCGGTACGTATGTGTACCTTGATACACCCGAGCGCGATTTCTTCGCCAACAATGAGCATGAGATTCTCTTCACTCAAACTCAACACCAACTCATGAGTGCCGCGGATACCGAGGTTGATCTTACTTACTTCAACCACCCAGTCAAGGCCGTCCACGTTGTTTCTTCGGAAGCTGACACCAATAAGTGGTCTACTAACTGGACTTTTGATACCGCCACTCTCTATATTAACGGTACACCTCTCTTTGAGAATATGTCCGCCGCCTTCCACCACAACGTTGTCCCAGAGATGCACTGCTCTGTCCTCCCTCAAGATGCTCTCAGCACCGTCTCCACCTTCACTTGGCCTTTCTGCATAACCATGAACAAGTCTCAACCAACTGGAACCCTAAATTTCAGCCGAATTGATACTGCCAAGTTATCCCTCGCGGGTACTGGCACCAGGAACGGTAACATGGTTCGTGCGTACGCCGTAAATTACAACATTTTACGTGTAAAGCAGGGCATGGGTGGAGTCGCTTTCGGAAACTAAAGTGCCTAAGTTAAAGTTTCGATAGTAAAATTTAAGTAAAATGGTGAAATCCTCTTCACGTCCCCGAAAAGCGTCCAAGTTCACTGTTGACCTCGGACCGGAAATTGACCGGGTTGTAAAGAAGAAACTCCGTACACGTGATGTTAAGATCAAAAAGCAGAGGGTCATAATCAAGGCTCTTGAACAAGAACGCGACGAACTCAGAACCCGCAGTAATAAGGAAAATGATTTGAAGATGAAGAAACAAAAATTGTATGTCTCCAGTCTCAAAACCATAGTAGATGACCTCACATCAAAGTTGAAGGAGGCGGAAAAGAAGGTCATTGAAGTGGAAAGTATTAAAAGGAAATATGAAGTTACTCGCACCGGTATATCAAATAAGACTGTTGACTACGCCTTTAACAGACTGAGAAACGGGTTTCCTTTGTCAAAGATGAAGCCAAATACACGACTTCTGATTCAACAATCTGGTCGTTGGGAAGAAGCTCGTTTAATTAGCGCTCGTTTCAAGGTTTGTTAGACCCAAGGAGCGAAGCGTTTTTTCCGTGGTGGCTTCTTCTTACCTAAATTATAGAGTTTACGAAGTACGTATATATAGAAAACTCCTAGAGGAGCTAGTTTCATCTAATATAACGACGATTTTTTAATAATCTCTCTAAACGTTCTTTCTCTCTTCTCATAAAAATTGAAAGTTCTACTAGATCTCCTTCCAATTTAACTTTACCTGCCTGTCTCACCCAAACCGTTTGTTCTACACGAACCATGTCAACGCAAGACATCTTAGTATCTGGTGCATTACTATGATGTATGGCGAGTACAGTGGCATCTTTACGAGTCTCTTTTGGTAACGGATTACTTTCATTACATATGACTACATGAGCACCAGAGTATCCAGCTACATGCATCCACCAGTATTTTGGCGCACTTGATATTGTGAGTTTGTCATTCTCTTTCGCATTTTCACCCACTCGTATGATAGTACCATCGAGTGAGGTATATTCAAGCATAACTATTCTTATATTTTTTTCCTTATATTCTATTAATGCACGTCGTATTACAACCAAGTCCTACAATCAGCCACAAATATAGAGTAACTTTACCAAATAAACGCAATATAGATTTTGGTGAGAGAGGTTTTCAGCATTATCCAGATCATGGTAATCCAAGACTTATGCGTGCACAACTTCTTAGGAAAGGTGCTATCATTCCTAAGGAGCTGCGAATAGAGACAAATCCGTATGAGATACAGAACGAAATGTTGAAAATAAGGGAAAGTTCTAAGGAAGATTGGGAAGATTTCTTCCGGGCTGAATATTGGGAAAGGTGGATATTGTGGTCTTACCCGAATGTCAATAAAGCTAAATTGTATATGACTATGAGTCATGGTATACTTTTCATGCCTAGAGCTGAAGATTTATGGTTCTGTAAAGATGACCTTATTGACCAGTAGATCCGAAGCCCCCGTCACCCCTAAGTGTCTCGTCAAGTAGACCAATTTCCTTAATCATAGGTGTATCACACCTTTCCAAAATAAGTTGAGCGATACGATCACCCTTCTTGATTTCAAAGTCTTCCGTGCCATGATTGAATAGGACGACCTTGACTTCACCGGTATAATCTGGATCAATAACACCTGCACCAACATTGATACAATGCTTCACAGCTAAGCCAGAACGAGGAGCTACACGACCGTACAGGCCATCCGGGATAGACAAAGCGATACCGGTTCCTACTAAAGCTCGCCCCGCCTGACACGGTACAGTCGCAGCTTCGGAGCTATATAAATCATATCCCACAGCACCATCAGAACCACGAGTAGGCAAACGAGCATCGTAACAAAGCTTCTTGACCCCTAGAGGCATCTATTGACCTATAAATTCAAATCCTTAAGCTTTCGCATATTTCTTCTTTTCATCTTCAGTGAGAGCCCTCCACATCTCACCCAACTTCGCACCAATTTCAGTGAAAGTTAGATCTGGGTAATCCTTTACTACCGTGGGTCGTATTTTCTTAACAAAATTCATGTAAGCGTTAGGCTTACGTTTAGGTTTCTCCTTCTCTTTGGCACCACCACGAAGACGGAGAACAAGATGGAGTGTGGACTCCTTTTGAACATTGTAATCTGCTAGGGTGCGACCATCCTCCAACTGCTTACCTGCGAAGATAAGTCGCTGTTGATCAGGTGGAATACCCTCCTTATCTTGAATTTTAGCCTTGATGTTATCAATTGTATCGGAAGACTCAACCTCTAAGGTGATTGTCTTTCCAGTGAGTGTTTTCACAAATATCTGCATACTAGTATTAAGTTAGATTTAAATCTTTAATCAATCTTCATGATTTTCTTGATCCAATGAAATATCCGTAAAGTCCTATGTGTAACACCTTTAGATATTTGATTTTCAATTTTATGAAATTCGTTCATCTTATCTTAAACATGTCAACTGCTTTTAATCCTTTTACGAGGTTCTTTTGAAAATGTCATAGCACATATACCGTAACTAAATACAGTTATAAACATCTGTGAACCCACCATATGAATTCTAACGAGTAGACTTTCTTCACGAAAGAATTGAACGACAAACAATAAAACTAGAGTTTCGTAAAATGCCCGTATAACCAGATTGGAGATACGATAGAGAAGATCCAAAAATACAGAATTTTTAAATAGGCGACGTAGAATCAAAATAGATGTGTCAATTTCAATAAGTCCAGCTAGGGCTGTTAATTGAGTAGCTTCGGGATTATAAAGTGGATACAGTAACATAGACGCAGCAATAATATGATGTAACATCACAAAACCAGACAGGTGTGTTGCTTGGGGTAAACAATATAACCAAACCGTGTCATAAACTAGATGGTAAAAAAGAGCAGTTGTCAAAAACATGGGCTCGATGACATATCCAAAAAATACTTCAGCTATACACAAACTAGAAAATGGGATTAAAAAGAGAGCAGAAGCCACATCATGAATAAAAACTATAGATTTGTCGTTATTCATGCTATGAGATATAGCTGTGTTCTTTTTAATATAGATGCACTCAAAGGGTTTCGAACCCCTGACCTCAAGCTTACTAAGCTTGCGCTCTACCACTGAGCTATGAGTGCTGGCAGACCTGCCGGGAATCGAACCCGGAATACCAGATTAGAAGTCTGGAGTGATATCCGTTTCACTACAAGCCCATAGATGCTGAGAGCGGGGTTCGAACCCGCGCGTGCATAGCACAGACGATCTTAAGTCGTCCTCCTTAGACCACTCGGACATCTCAGCACATTGGAGCCTCCCACGCTATTCTATTAAGATGTCAAATCTTTAAGCATTTAGGTGGTGGTTCAAATGCTATGTTTTTCTCAAGTTCTTTACGTTGTTTCATCTTCTTGATATCTGCACCTTGACAATCATGCTTTGTCAAATTGAGACAACTCGGACAGAAGCTACCACCACAATATTTACAATCTATAGGGACACCACATTTCTTTTTACAGAGTTGACAAGGCATTTATTAAATTTAACTGAGATAAAGATTTTAACTATATTTAATCAAGAAATGTCTCTCACTTACGCCTTCAGTAAACCAATTCACACTGAATATACTCACCTAAAAAAAACTCTAAAAAACTCTACGGCTGCTTATGGTTCTGCTTTGAGTGCTTCTTACTTCATCACACAAGGTGCAGATCAGGGTGTATCCGCGATGCTGGGTGCAGTAGCATCTTATACGTATGTGAGTCTTCTCTCCAATCGGGTAGATAAACTTGAAAATTCAACAATTCAGAAGGAGTTCTTTGCACCTCTAGGTGCCGCTGCTTTTGAAGTGTCGTGGAATAACGCACCATTCGCATTTGATTTTGATTATGGTGCCACATTTGTTGGTTTCCTTGCGTACAAATTCGCACTCTCATCGGTATTGTACCAAATTGTGAGAGAAATGATGATTGGTGATAGTACAAGTTTTTATGACACTGAAGAAAAGGTTTACAACGATCTTACCATAGACGAGTAAATTTACAGCTCAACGCGGTATCCGGATGCATTTAACCTAGAAAGTTCTCGAGCTACCTTGACGACACGACGAGGAGACATTGTTCCCCTATTGACGCGATTCACAAGTTTATCCTTCGCACTCTTATTGAGACCCTTCATGGCACCTATACGCTTGATGGCTTCCTCCTTGGTGAGGGGCTTCGCCTTCTTGGAAGGTTTAACATTAAGTTCCCGAAGTTTTTTGATGTTTGAATTTGTTGTAACCATACCTTTCATGAAACTGTTAATACCCTTCTTCACTGCTTGCTTCTTAAGAGCAGCCTTCATAGAGGGTGTAAGTGTCTTCTTCTTGGCGGCGGCGCGCTTCTTAGCCGCCTCTGGATACAGTTTGGCGAGGGGAATATTATTCTGGTTGGCGAGAATTTTCTTCACCTCCTCTCGCGAAATTTGTTCAGCCTTCTGAATTTTCTTCTTTAAACTTCCACACAATTCACTGACAGTCTTCTTATTAGGGGTGGGTATACCATAGTCCTTGGCAACCTGTACCACTTCACTCTTCTTATGAAGACGGCACTTCTTACGACCAAACTTAAGATCACCCGCCTTGTCCACATTTAATACATACGAAACCATTGTTTGGTATATACTGAGATTTTTAGTCAAAGTACAGATTAATCTTTCCATCATAATCACTGTGGGTGTCAAACATGAAACCTAATTTTTTCATTTTCTTTATCCAATCATTTGCCACTGGATGTTTAGTATTCGTGGGAGCGATCCTAGAGAGATTCTTCTGGTTAATCTTCTTTCCATTTTTATGCATGACTGTATTTTTCTCTCCGACGTCATATTCCTTTTTAGTCTCAAACGTTGAATCGATAATCTCATTTTCAGCATCTCTCTTGACTTTATAGACATAACATTCAATCTTACTTTTATCATTACTCAAGGTGTAAAACTTGATAATCTTGTCAACAAGATCCCAACCAACCCCATAGTATCTGTAGTTGGGGGCGCATATTTTGGTATCTACCCCAATATGTCGCAATAACTTCTCTACATATGAAGTAATATCTGATTCAACGGATCCAATGTTAACTCGTGTTAGGTTAACTTTGTTGGTCTCTTTATCTATAGAAATGCTGAAACTATATGGAGATATGTGTACAGTCTCCCGAAACTCTTTATAATAATCATAAACACCCTTTAAATTAGAGATATATTCACGCTCCTTTGTTCCAATCTTTCTATGGAAAGGGTAGACATTACGGGTATAGATATCATAAAATTGTCCCAAATAATTAACACGAGATTGGGAACGGGTGTGATACATGAAAAATAAGGCAAGAAATATTAGAATTAATAATAATGTCATTACAATTGCTATGAAAATAAAAAGTATAAAACACATCTACGAAGAAGTAAAGAGGTAGTCATCAATCTTCTTGGCGATGGACTTTCCAATACCTCGGAGCTTCATAGCATCTTTACCACTGGTGATCTTGTAAGAAAGATTGTAGATGGTATCACCAGCCCTGGCGTATGCATCGCGCTTGAAATTGTCTTCAGCCTTGTCAGCATACTCGTAGATCATTTCAGCGAGACCAGCATTGTGGGAAACAAAGTACTCCTCATCGTCAGTCTCAGAAACGAATGAGTCCTCGTCATCTGACTCAGGGTCATTGGATGCAACGGATTCCTCATCAGAAACGTCGGACTCTACGTAATCAGAATCCTGTTCATCGATGTAGATATCAATCTTGGCAGCGATACCTCTACCAATACCCTTGAGGTTGAGTAGGCTCTCACCACTCTCAACCTCGTAAGGGAGGTTTCCAATGATATCCGCGGCTGTCTCGTAGGCAGCAGTCTTGTAGAAGTCGGAGGTCATGTTTCCAAGTTCCAGAAGATACTTAACAAGTCCTTGGTTGTAGTTGTATGTCCTTGAAGTTGTGTCGTAAAGAGACGACTTGTCTTTCTTACGGTAGCTGAGAAGCTCCTTAAGGGCTTGGACGCGCTCTTTCTCAGATTGCTGATGGAGCTTCTTGAGCTGCTCAATCTTGAAGCGAGATTGTTCATAAGAGTCAATGTCACCCATGACGGCGCGGATCTTCTTGAAGTCTCGGATTTCCTTCTTGAGGCCAATCTCGTTGAAGGTGAGGGTGCGAAGGGTTTCACCTTGTTCGTCGCAGAGATTCTGGAGTTCGTGGTTCTCCTTCTCGAGCTTGAGGATGTAGTCGGTAATGGAACGGGAGTTCATGGTAGTAGACATTGTAAGTTTTATAAAAACAATGTATTCTTGCTTCACTTAGGTGTTTAAAGGATAAATTCAAACAAAATGTATAAAATGGTAGCTCTCACTAGACCTATTTACATCCAAAAAACACCTACAAAATTTCTTCAGACGAGGGTAAGAACTAATAGACGCCTGGTCAAACCTATACGCGTCCAAGCCGCTTTACCTTCTCCAGATCTTGTGAACTATGCACAACTTCAACTTGTCACATGGATTCTACCCATGACGATCGCGGGTCGTCTACTTAAGGTGAAGTGGCCGGAGCTTGCGGTCGGTCTCACCGCCATGACTGTGGCAAAACTAGCTCTCGCGGCCAATGGAATTATACATTATTAATGTCCATCCATAAAAAATACGGGATCATCTAGGGATGAATATGAATGACAGGGTGTAGGATCAGGTGTCTTGTATCCCTTTTCTTCAATTATTTCCGATTTGGTTTCTATATCAATTTGTCTCTTAAGTGCACTTCTTTCTTCACCAAGTTCATGAACTCTTTTCGCATAGTTCATGAATGTGTTATTCAAACCATTTTTACGTAACAACATTCTAATCATATCCTGATATCCCCAAATCGCGTAATTTATATCCTTCAACTTATCCCTATGTGGACATTTAAACTCGTGTTTAATCAAAAGTTCATACTCTTTGATAATATTTTTTCGTTTTTCTTCATCAGAAACTTCCTGTATTTTAATTTCAAGAATCGTAATCTTATCTATTAGATCTCCATTCGAGATCTCAATCTTCATGTAAATGCCACGTGTTAAAACTTTATATCCATTATAGATATATCAAATGTTTGCTTTAAAACCCATAATCATACGACCCAATGTCCGTACCTGCGCTAAAAAGAACGATTCTGTAGAACCTGTCGAAGCTCCAGGTCGAGTACACCCTCTAAAAAAGTTCATCATGGAAAAGTTCAAGATTGAAGAAATTGATTATGAGAAGTTTAATAAAGAGAATAAATGGGCTATTCGCCCAGGTAAAAAGAAGGGGGATAAAGAATAGATCTGTTAAATAGAAAACATGTCTTTCGCACTCACCTTCCTTATCCCAACCACACGAAATGTTAAAACTCGCGTATTTACGGATCCTGCCCAATATGACATAGAAGTTAATGCAGCCCGTGGATTTAGTAAACCATTAACTACTCGCGCACGTACACCAATGACACGAGTCATGGAAGATTTTTCTGATCTGAATGAAGCCTCTCAACTTATCAACCATGTGACAGAACATGAAGTCATTCAGGCACAGAACTTCTGGGCGGACTCCATCGTGGATATTTCCAACTCTTTCCTTACGGGTGGAGACTACGTGAGTCTCGCGGGTGAGCGAGCGGGTGAGTTGTATGGTTATGAACATTCTAACGTACTCTTCAAACCCACAAAGGCTGTAGAACAACAGTTTCGCCCAACCGCAAATGACGCTATGTCTTACTTTGTGGGTCACGATGCTGTAATCAGTGGTTTCAAAGAAGATCAAGGGTTCGCCATCAATGCCAAAAAGGGTTTCAGTAGGGTGATATTCAATAATCATCAGATTGATTGTCATGGTGAAGTGGCACACGCCATGGGTACCTACGAGTTCACATGTGCCACCACTGGTGAAATTTCAGAAGTTGAATATACATTCGGCTACAAGCGCAACATGGATGGTAAGGTGCGCATCTGTTTACACCATTCCTCCATCCCGTATGCGTCGGGTAATAAAACATCTCACGTGGAACGAAAGGAAACGTTTCAAGTGAAGCGCAAAATTGTATTTGACCCCGCACAATTTGATGAGAAGGAGAATGAACTTCGTCATGTTTCTACTGCGAGTTGGTAATTATGTTTAGTTTAAAGTCCCTGTCTAACCCATTGATACTTATCTTTCCCTCGTCCACAAGACGCTTAATCGTATTACCAACCTCTAGGTTGTCGTTATACGCCTGTGTGTGTTTTGGATCAGCTGGTAGATTGGGCATGAGCATATTGAAGGCCATCATTTTCTTGGCCATTGGAAGCTCGGGACTTTGAAGTACATGTAAAATATCTCTGGGAATCTGCGAAGGATCCATTACTCTTTATTGATATTTATTCTTTAATAGTACTACCGCAGGTACTGAACCCTTTGGTGGTTTTTTACAGAATATCTTACACTCACAACAATCCTTTACCGATACACGCTGCTTTTTAGTCGCATAACATCGTGTAGGTAGCATGATATCTTTGGATATGTAACGTGCTATTTGGTCAAGAAGTATCATCCTATTTACTTTTAGGTTTAGGTTTTTTCTTAGTCTTTTTTACTTGTTTCGCAGCAGTTAATACAGCAGCCGTACTTGCAGCTGCTTTTGAGATCAAAGCTCCTGTGCAAATAGGACAAGGCATCCTATAATTTTAGTCAAGATAAAGAATAAGCGTGATTAACATATAGATGTACGGTCGCCGGAAGGCAAAACCAATTGGATTTTCTAGTCGTGATGATCCTAGAAAGTTAGTTATTCGTTTGGGAGAGTCCAATCCACTACCACCACCCCTTTATATCGCTCCACCCGAACTCTTACCAGTTGGTGTACATTATATAGTTGATCTAGATAATGTGGATAATGATTTAGTTATGGATAATGATAAACTAACCAGGATTTGTAATAACTCATTAGAAAATGGGGAAGCGACTATATTAGATAAGATGATACATCACTTTGAACCCCATGGATTAACCTTGTTGTACTTACTCTCAGAAAGTCATTTTTCAATGCATACATGGCCCGAACATCAAAAGATTCGTATAGACTTCTTCACATGTGAACAAAATGAAAGTAAGTGTATTTCTGTGATAGATCATTTGAAAAGTGAATTTGAATCCACATCTATGAAAATCAATATATTAAGGCGTTAATTTTCATGTTATAAATTGTCTGAACATATAAGATGAAGACTATAATACTTGTCTTACTCATAATCTCAGTAGGTCTATTTATCTACCGGAATAAAACGGAGTCAAGTATTAGTACACGGGGATTGGAAGTATTACACCACCTCGAAAGTCCGTATCAAACGATTGACTTAGCAAGAGATAAAAAGACGAATCATGTTGCTATGTTTTTAAATGGTGCGATACAAAATCACACCAAAGAGTTCAATAAATCACATTACGCAATGGTTGATATACCAATTAAACTGTTAAACACCCCCTTGAAAAATATCCTTATTTTGGGTGGAGGTGATGGATATCCAGCTATGCGAGCTCTAAAACAAAAAGATGTGTACATCAAGAATGTTGAAATTGATCATGTGTTGATTGACTTTGTAAAAACGAACCCAATTATGAGAAAGTATACACAAGATGCATTCAATAACCCCAAGTTAGATTTAACAGCCATGGATGCCTATAAATATATATACACGGACAAACGAAAGTTTGATGTAATTGTGTATGATATAGCTAGAACCACGACAAATAATACAGTTATGGATTTTGATTCACATGACGACCATATAATTAAAAATGTACTCAATGATGGTGGTGTATTAAATTACACTATGGATATGCGTGGTGAATTTGAAGAACTTAGACCTTTATACAAAAAGTATCTTAAATTAAAGAAGGGGAGTAACAAAAAATATCATATGATATTGATACAAACTGAAGATGATTTTAAACGTTTTAATGAACATTATCCAGTTAGTATTAATAGAAAACTAAAAGAGACTTATCCTATGAGTGAAATTGGTATCATGATGTATGATCTAAAGTGTTCGTGTGGAAACTATCGTTATTATGAAGAATTATACTTTTACATTTCTAAACAACCATTCAATAAAACAAATGAAGATATAGAATTTTATCCGTTTCACAATCTTACCAGTGGTATCCCATAATCCAATTCTTCAAGGATTGGGTCATTTTTGTAATCAACTTGGTAATATATCTTTTTTACCCCACTACTCGCAAGAGCTTTGAAACAATTAATACACGGATAATGTGTGATATAGGCTTCGGCATCATCGATGGAGACACCCCTCTTCGCTGCATCGGTGATGGCATTAATCTCTGCGTGAATCGTGGCTTGCTCGTGGCCCCAACGTACAATAGACTTATGATTTGTACCCGCGAGGAATCCGTTGTACCCCATACTTATGAGTCTATTGTTCTTCACTATAACACACCCCACTTTTAGTCTATCACATGGGGAGCGAATAGATGCCAGAGTCGCAGCTTTCATGAAATAGTCGTCCCAAGAGATTCGTTCTTTGGATTCTTCAGAAGGAGGAGAGCGCTGACGCCTAGCATCCTTGGTCATAGACATGAAACGAGGTGATGAACGTTGTGCACGAGGGCTGTCCATTTATTTCATAAGAGTTTTTATTCTCTAAGATAGCTTAAAAAGTAACTTTCATATTTAGATATGAGCGCACTTTCCCTCTTTTCGGGATGCGGGGGTGATACCCTAGGAATGAAGAACGCTGGACTAGATGTCAAGTGGTACTCGGAACTCCAAAAGCCGTTTTGTAAAACGCATGAATCTAACTTCCCCAATTCGGAGTGTATAGGTACTGATATTACAAAGATTCCGGATGAAAAGTTCAAGGAGTTGAAGGGGGAAGTCAAAGTAATATTTGCTGGATTCCCGTGTCAAAGCTTTTCACACGCGGGTAAGAAGCGAGCAGATGACAGTCGTGGACAGTTGTATCTGGAATTTGTTCGCGCAGCTAAGAATATTGAACCAGATTTCATCATCGGTGAAAATGTAAAGGGTATAACTTCACGGACGACAACTACAGGTGAAAAATTCATAGATGTCATCGAACAGGCTTTCAAGGATATTGGATACACGTGTGAACATCAAATGTTCCCGGTTGTGAAGTATGGAGTACCCCAACAACGTGAACGACTTATCATCGTAGGTTGGAAGGATCCCAACTACGTACATAAATGGCCGGAAGAACTAGACGCGGACGTCTCCCTCAAGAACATTCTCAAATTTAACATGGAAGGTACTATAAAGGTACCAAAAGAACTCATAACAAAAGCCGGTGTAAAAGAAGAGAGTATTTTGAAGGGTGATGGAACATATGAACAATCAGGTGCCAAATCACGTAAACTTGCTACAGAGGCGATTAATTCGTCCGATTTTGCTACTTACACAACTTTACTGAAACAAGCTGTTAGCGCCTTGGATGATTCTGTTCACCCATATCTAAAGGATAGGGTTAAACAACGAAATCTAGAATATAATGGAAAAAAAGTGGGAAAATATGGATTCTCATTTGGTAAACGGGTTTCCCCAATTCATTGTGAAATAGTTGACATTACAAAACCGAGTAAAACTATAATTTCTACATACGATCATCAACCACGCCTTTTTGTCGCACAAAAGGTGAAGGAAAAATATTATTTACGTCCATACACAGTTGATGAACTCAAACAAATTCAGGGATTCCCGAAAGACTACGTGATGGAAGGGTCTTTGAAAGATCAAGTAGTCCAGTTGGGAAATGCGGTTCCACCGCCACTTATTCAGAAGATTGTCGAGTCAATCTCTCCCTAAGAATGTTTAGGGGAACTTCATCATCCTCTTCTCGGAGACGGTTGAGGAACCTAGTGGAAAGAAACCAATTAGGACGTGGCCTCGATTTGAAGAATCCAAAGTTTGTTGTAAATTTGAACAATTGACCGTAATCGTAGAGTGACATCATCCCAGACTTTACTGCAACCTCCAAGAGCTTTACCGTAATACGAAACAGTTCCTGGAAGTTGGAGACTTCAGCCGAATTACCCCTGGAGCGCAGTCGCTCCACACAATCACTCAATTCGTCAAGTGCCGTAGAATAATGATCTGGTGTAACATACTCATCGTTTGCAAGCTCACTCGCTTTACAGATATCAACCGAGTGTCCATCAACTCGAAGAAAGATGTAGTAGACATTATCTCCACTTGGAATGGTGTCGTT